GAACTACACGATTGCGAGATAGAATGATGCCAGAAGAGCAAGAGCTAAACGATGAGTTTGAAGTTGACCCAGACCCAAGAAGCAAGACCTATGCAAAACTAGAACTTAAGAGCACTTCTACCAGTAACCCAGATAGACCACGAACTTTAGCCGCTGGTTGGGATAAAAATACGGGTACTATGACAGTTGTGTTTAGAGATAGAACTTGGTACAATTACTATAATGTACCTGAAGAAATTTGGGATGAGTTTAGGGGCGCGCCATCTAAAGGTGTGTATCTTGAAGAATCTGGTCTAAACAACTGGGACGATAAGGGTCCAGTTAATAGAGATACTATGTCTCCACATAAAAAGAATGCTCTTGACTCTGTTGTAGAAGCGGCTGCTAGAGAACAAGATATCTCAGGCGGTTTGCAATTTACTGGCGATACTAGAAGACTAAGTAGCGTTATGAAGATATATGATGACTTTATTAATGGTATGGATAACGAAGGAAGACCAGATAGGATATCGGATGAAGAGTAACGGACTAATATACGGTACAACAGTTAAATACCCACATCGTAAACCACTACCAGTTCTTGAAAAAGGCTGGACTCACGAAATTGAAGAGCCTTTTCGCCGAGGCAGTTGCCTAGTATTTCGTTTACCATTTACTCACACAGGGTTTGTGTTGGGCAAGTGGATAGAAACACAAGACGAGGACGTAGCCCTTGCCTCAGCAATTTGGGGAAGGGAACTAGATGTAACAGTAGAGGAACTAATGGAATGGTAAACTTTCGCCGTAAACCTAAAAAAATATGGGATAAACCTTTCTCTGAGAAAGTAGCCAAGAGAGTAAAGAAGATACCTACTGGTGAACTAACTGGATGGGCAGACCAGGCTCTATTTGAGATTAACAGGTGTTTTTCGGGATACCAGCGTACTGGTGAGGATGTATACGTAGAAGAGGCTCTAACTGGCGCTGAGGCTTTGCACGCAGTAGTAACTGAACTGTACAACAGAACTGTGGTATAGTATTAAAGGTTTTACTAGTTTGGACAACATATGAGCGAGCAACATCTCTTCTACGAAGACGACATTGAATTAGACGACGACTTTGACGAAGTACAAGTTTATGATGAGCCTGAAGATGAAATGGACGAACTATCTAAAGAGTTCGTAAATGCTCTTGTAGACAAGATGATGCAGTTTATGGATACCCTTGTTGGACACGCCCTACACCCGTACCAAGCCCCTTTAGCGCGCCGTATGATGGAGTCTGTAATTATTGGTGACGGTGAAGAAATTACCGCTCTTGCAGCCCGTCAGTCGGGAAAATCTGAGACAGTAGCCAACACAGTAGCCACTCTTATGGTGTTACTTCCTCGCCTAGCCAAGATGTATCCAGACCTACTAGGTAAGTTTAAAGATGGTATTTGGGTTGGTATGTTTGCTCCTGTTGAGGGTCAGGTAGAAACCCTATTCGGTAGAACTGTAAACCGTCTTACATCTGAGCACGCACAGGCTATCCTTGGAGACCCAGAGATTGATGATTCTTTGGGTAAGGTTCCTGGAATCACACGACAAATTAAACTCAAAAACTCAGGCAGTAGCCTTATGATGATGACCGCAAACCCGCGAGCCAAGATTGAGTCTAAGTCGTTTCACCTCATTGTTATTGATGAGTGTCAGGGAGCAGATGACTTTATGGTCGCTAAATCTATTTCCCCTATGCTTGCGTACTACTCAGGTACTATGGTAAAAACGGGAACACCAACAAATATTAAGAACAACTTCTACAAGTCTATTCAATTAAATAAGCGTAGGCAGACGTCACGTTCCCGAAAAAACCACTTCGAGTGGAATTGGCAGGAAGTAGCCAAGGTCAACAAAGACTACGGAAAGTTCATTAAAAAAGAAACGCTACGAATCGGAGATGACTCTGATGAGTTCCAGATGTCGTATAACTGCAAGTGGATGCTTGAAAAAGGTATGTTTATTACCTCTACGGTTATGGATGAACTTGGCGATACAAGTATGGAAGTTGTTAAGGCTTATCATCGTACCCCTGTTGTAGTAGGTATTGACCCTGCTCGTAAGATGGACTCCACAGTTGTTACAGTTGTTTGGGTAGACTGGGACCGCCCCGATGAGTTTGGTTACTACGACCATCGTGTACTTAATTGGTTGGAAATCCAAGGAGATGACTGGGAAGACCAGTACTTCCAGATTGTTAACTTCCTAGAGAACTACAATGTCTTCTTAGTCGGAGTTGATGCAAACGGTGTCGGTGACGCAGTAGCCCAGCGTCTAAAACTGCTACTACCACGCGCGGAGGTTATTTCCCTAACCAGTAGCCCTACCGAGCAGTCAAAGCGCTGGAAGCACCTTAAAGCCCTTATTGACCGCCGTCTAGTAGGTTTCCCTGCCCACGCTAAAACCCGTAGATTACGTGCTTGGAAGCGTTTTTACCAACAAATGACAGACTTAGAGACTAAGTTTAAGGGTCCTAACTTCATGGCTGCTGCTCCTGACGAAGCCCACGCACATGATGATTTTGCAGACTCTTTAGCGATTGCCTGTAGCTTAACTTTAGATTATTCTATGGTAGAAGTAGAGCAGACCAGTAATCCGTTTTTTAGTAGATAATTTAAGTTTAGTCTGACGTACAGACCAATACAAGGCATAATTTTAAGTGAGGTACCTCAACCTTCCTTAAAGGAGAATTCTCTATGTCAATGAATATCGCACCAGACCCTCAATTCCCTGAGCGTCCAGGCACCGTTTATGACCGCACCTTGAGTCCTGCAATTCCAGGTCAGCGTGGTCCGCTTCGTTTTGAAGAAGGAATCGCAACTGACACGGATGTTCCACAGGAATTCACCGTGGGGGCAATGCAGGGGTACATTCCTGCACCAGGTCGTCCAAATCAGAACCGTAATGTGTTCGAAAAGTCAGCCGAAGAAACAATGCGCGAGCGGGCTCACGTAGGTTCTGCAGCGTGGGTGGAAGCACCAACTGTCCTTAATGATTTTGCTAGTGAAGCATTTGCTGACCACGGCGAAAACGTTATTGCAGAAGTCTTCCGTGATGGTGGTCACCAGTACCGCTTGAACCCATCAGTCGTACAAGACTAACTTCAACCCTAGTTCCCCCTGCCCATAAAGCAGGGGGTCTAAGGATTTATTATGGCTCTTATTCAAGGTAAATCGGTCCAAGAAGGACCTAGGCAGTTGCCTGCTAATCCACGCCTATGGAACATGTATGTTGCACAGGCTAAGACTAGATTTCGAGTCTACCCGTCCCCAGCAGCCGCCCACTGGGTACACTCACATTATGCCCAAATGGGTGGCAAATTTGTAACTTCGAAAAAAGATATTGACCCACGTTTCCGAGACTACGTTCAGGAAGCAATCGAGAAAAAAGAAGCTGCAGCTAAACAAAAAGTAACTAAAAAAGTTGGTCGCGGTAACATTCGCGGCGAGCAAATGCGAGGTTAGTTATTTTATGGTATCATTTAGTTGTTTAGCAGAGAGGTAATTAGATGAGTGTTGATTTTTCGCCCCCAAGTTATAGGTCGGCTTCTTCTGACCTCACTATCTCTATCTCTCCCCTTGGTCTTGTAGAACTTGCAGATGAAGAATTTGAGGTCCACGGTCCTCGTCTAAACCGTTATTCTCTTAACTGGGCTATGTACTTAGGTCACCACACATCTTACCGCCGTCAGGCTGGCGAGACCCAGATGGTTCTTAACTATTACCGTGCTATCACAGATTATAATATTAACTTTGCTTTTGGTAATGGTGTTAACTTCACTAGCCCTAAAGAAACCGCAGCAATTGTCCCCTACCTTCTTGAAAGAGTCTGGGAAGTAGATAATAACAAGCCTACTGTATTGTGGGAAATGGGACAACAAGGCGGTGTATCAGGTGACTGTTTCGTCAAAGTTGCTTACGAAGAGGGATATGTTGACTCTGTAAACAGGCTACACCCAGGTCGCGTCAGAATCCTTCCGCTAAACGCGTCGTTCTGTTTCCCTGAGTTCCACCCGCATGACCGCGACAGGCTTATTAGATTTAAGCTCAAGTACCGATTCTGGGGAACATCTCTAGAAGGTACTCGTCAAGTCTTTACATACACGGAGATTTTGACTGATGACATTATTGAAGAATATATCAACGATGAACTTATTGATTCGCGCCCTAACCCGCTTGGTACTATTCCAGTTATTCACATTCCTAATGTGCGTATTTCTGGTTCTCCTTGGGGTCTATCTGATTGTCACGATATTATTCCAATTAACCGTACTTATAATGAAGTGGCTACTGACGTTGCTGATATTGTTAATTACCATGCCGCTCCCGTAACTGTAATCATTGGTGCTAAGGCTTCCCAACTAGAAAAAGGTGCTAACAAGGTCTGGGGCGGTCTTCCTAAAGATGCTCGTGTAGAGAACCTTGAGGGTGGAGCGCAGGGTCTAAAGGGCGCTATGGACTTCCTAGCCCTTATGAAGAAGTCAATGCACGAAATGACTGGTGTTCCTGAGACTGCTCTTGGTATGTCACAGCAGATTTCTAACACATCTGGCGTTGCTCTTTCTATACAGTTCCAGCCATTGATGAACAAGTACCACCAGAAGATTATTCAGTACGCGTACGGTATTCAGCGTATTAATGAACTGGTGCTATTAAACCTTTCTCTAAAAGAACCAGAGACATTTACCTGGGACCCAACTCAACAAGTTCCACCATCTCCAGGTGAAGCGGTACAGCTAAACATTGATGACCCATTAACTTACAAGTCTTACGTTCACTTCCCACCACCGCTACCTCTTGACAAATTGGTTATCATCAACGAAGTGCAGTCAAAGATGTCTCTTGGTCTTGAGTCTAAAGTTGGTGCTCTACGCACTCTTGGTGAAGAATTCCCAGAAGAAAAACTTGATGAGATTCGCGCAGAATTAATGCAGGATGCTAAGGCTGACGGTGCGTTGAAACTTGTACAAACTCAAATTGAACAACAGATTGCTGAACTTACAGGCATGTTGTCAGGTGGACTTGGTGGTCAACCAACTCCTGTAGACCCATCATTAGGTGGAAATATGGGTACACCTGGCGGTACTGAAGGTGGAGCACCTGCACCAGGTATGCCTCCAATTCTTGATGAAGCAGCAATCCAAAGCCAAGTAGCAGAACAACAACTGCGCGTTGACTTGGTTACAAAAGCCTACGGAACAACTCTACCTAATAGAAGAGCTCCAACGGATTATGAAAAATAATTTACTTTAGGTAGATTTTTTATCATAATAGTAGAAAAATTAAGTATATAAACAATCGGTTGGTCATACGGGATACATGCTTAGGCATATTTGGAAAACGACCCATAAACATTAAGGAAATATTATGGATGTATCTGTAAACGCAGATGTAGACGCATTTACCTCTGAGGTAAATGTAGCTCCAGTAGCAGAACTGGGCGCTGACGTGCCTACTGCTACTTCGTCGAACGGTCAGAAATTCTACACAGAAGAAGATTTGGCAAGGGTTCGAAGCCAGGAAAAAGATAAGTTATACCCTCAGATTAATAGTCTCAAGGAAGAACTTGATTCTATTAAGCGTGACCGCGATGCTGAATTAGCAGAAAAAACTGCTAAAGAGGAAGCAGCTAATACTGCTGCCGCTGAAGAAGCTAAGCGTAAGCAAGAGGAAGAACTTGAAGTTCGAGACCTTCTTAAGGTTAAAGAACAGGAATGGTCTGAGCAGTTGGAACGTGAGCGCAACGAGCGCGAGCGTGCCTTTGCATTACTGGAACGTGAGAAAGCGTTCACAGAAGTTCAGAACTACCGCAACGCTCGTCTAGAAGAAGAACGGGATAACATCATCCCAGAACTTGTAGACATGATTAGCGGCGGTTCAGTCGAAGAAGTCGAACAGAGTATTCAAGGACTAAAAGACCGCTCATCCCGTATCCTAGATAGTGTGCAGCAAGCAACGCAAACTGCACGAAGGGATATGGCGGGAACAAGAGTTACTACTCCCGCTGCTGGACCTATGGATATTGAGACGGGCTCTCGTCAGTTTAGTGCTGCAGATATTGCAGACATGCCGATGAATGAATACATAAAATACCGTCAGCAACTATTGAGCCCTAATGCTCAAGGTCGCTCACAGGGATTGTTCGGATAATACCCATTAACCCCATTAACCACACTATATATAGGAGTCACACGTGGCTAGCGCTTTAACAGGAACTGGCAATCTCGCCGCTTCCCCAACCGCCTATTCAGGCACAAACTCGCAGCTAACTCAGGCAATTCAGCAGATTTGGTCAAAGGAAATTCTTTTCCAGGCTATGCCAATCCTGCGTTTCGAACAGTTTGCTGTAAAGAAGACCGAACTTGGTGTTGCACCAGGTTTACAGATTAACTTCATGCGTTACAACAACCTTGGCTTCGCACAGCCATTGGTTGAAGGTGTACGTATGAGCACAAATGCTTTGACTGCACAGCAGTTCAGCATCACAGTTTCGGAGCACGGCTACGCGCTTGCTGTTTCGGAACTATTGCTTAATGCTTCTTTCGATGATGTTATGGCTTCTGCCTCACGTCTTCTAGGTCGCAACATGGCTATCTACTTAGACCAGATTTCACGCGACACCCTTTACGGTGCAACTTCTGTGCTCTACGGTGAAGACCGCTCAGGTCTATACTCATCAACTGCTAACGCAGCTGGTAACAACTTGTACGCATACGGTAACCTTCCTGCTGGTTCAGGTAATACCGCTCGTGCAAACATGAATGGTAACTACTTCCTTTCAACTCGTACCGTTAAGGACGCTGTTGAGACATTGGCTACCAAGAACATCCCAAGACTAGGCGAAACCTACGTTGCGTTTGTTCACCCCCATCAGAGCCGTCGCCTACGCGATAACTCAGAATTCATCGAAGTAACGAAGTACGCCGCTCCTGGTAACTTCATGCTTGGTGAAATCGGTCGTTTGTACGACACCGTGTTCATTGAAACCACTCAGGTTCTCAAGGTTCCAGGTGGTGCTGGTACATCATACGCTGGTGACGTTGCTGTAAGCAACCCAACTGTAGCTGCTGGTGGTGGTTACGCAACACCTAACACCTTTACTGGTGCAGGTAACGCAGACCGTTACGGTGCTATCTTCATCGGCGACAATGCTTTCGGTCACGCTATTTCACTTCCTGTGGAATTGCGCGATGGTGGTATCCTAGACTTCGGACGTGAGCATGCACTTGCATGGTACTCAATCTTCGGTCTTGGTCTAATCACTGACCAGGCAATCGTAGTTGCTGAAACCAACTAATTAAGACCCCTCGGAGAGGGGGCGTAAGCCCCCTCTCTACTTTTATCAGATACTAACAATGGAGAATACTCATGGCAACATCAAAGGCAAAGCCCACCGATGCAACGGGCAAGTTGCGCGAAAAACTAATTCAGGAAAATGCTGAAGCAGTTCAAGAAAGCGCAAATCAAATGGCAATGGCTACCGCACAGAAGGTAGTAGCTTTAGAAACTGAAGTTATTGACGCTACTAAGCCTAATCGGGCTGAAGTTATTGTTGATGAGCCCACAATTGTCTCTGCTGCAGACGAAACAGTCACTATTCGTGTTGTTGAAGACATCGAAAGCATGACATTTGGCGCAGGCAATTTTTATTCCTTTAAGTCTGGTCAAAAGTACCAGGTAGAGCGCGATTTAGCTCTACACCTTAAAGATAAAGGTTATCTAGCAAATACCATCTAGGTATATGCGTCGGAGGCAGCGGGCAGTAGCCCGCTGTTTCTGTTTTAGCCTGATTTTTATTGAAAAATAGGGCATCATTTATTAGAGCGTATATAAGGAGTTTTTGTGGCAGTCCTTTCCGACCTCCTTTCAAGAGTTCGTCTAGAACTTGGCGATAATGCCCAACAATTTACCAAAACCCTTCTTGGTGATGGTACTACTAAAGATTTTTACATTGGCGTTAAGCCTGTTTCAGCTTACGGTCTATTAGTTACCGTAAATGGCGTTACTAAGACCAA